ACCCCGCCGCCTTTTCCGCCGCTTGATTGTGTTTGTGTGTGCGGGATAGCGAGAAAATTGCTGTAGTAGATTAAGTTACAGGACACTCTGGTTGTTCCCCAAACGAGCGGAATCGGCACCCCATACGTGCTTGACTGTATAGACAATGCTCCAATTTTATTTTCAGACGTGCTGATTGTATTGCCGCCAAACCCCATTAACTAACTCCCCTAATGCGCCAAAAGGTCACGTCCTTATCACCAAGCCAACCCTGAGTTCCGTCAGCAAGGACTACAGCTCTATCCTTTCGGGAAGCGTGTATAATTTCAGGCCATGTTGTTACGATTGCACCGTGCGAAAAACACCGACCAACTTTGTATAGTGATACGTCACCCGCCATTGGGCTTTCTACTTGGTCAGCGTATGCAGTAATGAATCCCAAGTAACGTTCTTCGTCCCTGTGCATCATCCAGTCCATTGGGTAATCCCCTGTATCAAACTCTTTTATAAGTCCAACAGCAGAATAGACCGCAATTAAAATCTGAGCACAATCAACGCCTGCACCTTTTACCCGTGCGAGATGGTGATATGGTGTGCCTAGCCAACTTCTTGCTTCAGCAACTATAAGGTCTTGTATTGTCATCACATGCTCGTTTCTGGAACTGGGATTAGAGGGTACGCCCTCCACTTTAACCCGTTTCCGAATGTGTTCGTGCATGTGGTATATCGCTTATCACATCCCGGAAATGCAGTAAACGTGTCACCAGTGTTTGGCGTAAATGGTAGAGGGTAGGATAACGAAAATACTCCAGAGCTGTAGGACTTAATTGTTCGTTTCGCCCCAGTGTTCGGGCCCGAGGTTATAACCATTTCACCCAGCGCAAGATTCCCGCTCGCTGTAGCGTTAATGTTGGTTTTTGTACTTCCAGAATTGATTGTAAGATTCTGGCCGAAACTTGCTTTATTGACGCCACACCCTGTATCGTACACGCTGTTAAGACACCCTGACTGGTACAGGTTACGGGGCATCTGCGTGTTGAGTAATATTAAGTCAGAACTCACTGTTAAATTTGCCGAGGTACTCCCAACTTCTGTTTCGGTTATTTGACCAGTAAAGAGGATTACTGCACCCGCTGGGGTAACACCGGGCGCTGATGCAAAAATGCGCTCAAGTTGGTAATTTGCTCCATCCAATATACCATTAGCAATGGCTTGTAACCAAGGAAGACCGTTAATGGTATCCGTCAACCCCGCGTTCATTGTTATGCTCAAGGTGTCAACCTGCACCCCCTTAACTAATCTTGTCACCCCACGTGAGAGCAGAAGTGAACTCAGAAATGTTCGCCCGCTTTCAACTACGGTCACGTCTGCACTTGTAAACCTAACCACACTGGTATCAGCAAGAGTGAACGTGTGCAAATCCGCCATCCAAAATTGTCGTGACGTACTAAGCAACGTAACAAGAGCGGGAGGTGCTGTCTTCATAGTTTTACCGTTTTGAAAGTCAATTGTTTAAGGTCATATAACCCTTGCATAAACTTATTGAATTCACTGGTATCTTGGGTGAAGCGAACCCGCCAATAGTATAAGCCTGACCATGTTAACACAGCGCCTGCTGTTGGTGCATTAGAAAAGGTTATTACCCCCAAGCTTGACAAGCTGTAGTCTGTTACAGTAACGGCGGCGGTCGTGGTTGCAATGTAACTGGTTGAGGTCGCGCTAATTTCACACTGTGCGCCCCATATATAAACGGTTCCCGTTATTGATGCTGTGGTGCGGTCGCACGGCCAGAATTTGAATATAAAATTACCCGTCACTCCGGTAGTCACGAGGATTGTCCATCTATACCAGCCGGAACCCATTGATGTTAAAGTGCCAAGCGTTACACTGGGCACGCCACCCGACCAAGCCACATAGGCGTTGGTTACAGTATCACCATTCGCAAAACAGGTAAAGGTTGATTTTGTCGATGTGCCTTGCTTGATATAAATCGAGCAGGCAAATTGCGTTCCCGCTGGGTAGGATGTAGGCGTCTGCTCGGATATTTGTGCAGGATTGACGGTATCGGTATCATTAGCCAAATCTGCTGTTACAGTACCGTCTGGCGCTGTGCTTGCATTGGCAGTTACAGCTATCGCGCCAGTCTTAACCCATGTTGAATCGTCAAAGGTGGAGGATTGCAATAATAAATTCGTGCGCGGTGTAGCATACTGCAATTGCGTACCCTGCCAGTCAGTCTTGTAGATTGACGGTGCGCCATTGACGTTTTGCACTGGCTCACTGAAACCCCCGTATGTGCGAATAAGACCGAAGGATGTAGTAACGCCATCACCTGTTCCAAACTGCTGAGCGGTTACATTGTGGTCATCTGGGTCTTCAAATAGGAAGGTATCGAACTTGCCCATTCTAGCGTTAAAGAAACCAACTAAGGACTCTAACTCTGAATATGAACCAGTTCGTAGAAACTCATAAGCCAAGCTATACGTCCATCTAGGATATGTCATAAATGCAGCGGCAAGTTCCTTACCACTAACAGACTCCTGAATTGCAGTTTTCCATTCGGGAGTTTTTTTAATGTTCCACGTTAAGCCTGGCATTACTGGGAATACAGCTTCACTCATTATCGTTTCCCCATATTAAATTGACGCATTTGTTGTTGAACTGCGGTTGCAATATGTTTCCCGTTATCCTTAAATAAACGTTCAACGCTCTTGCTGTCTACTGCGTGAACGTGTAAATGTATCTCACCACCCGAACCACCACCTTCCGCCATGCTACGAACTGCGTCTGCTTGGGCGCGAGGTAAAACCATTTCCTTCTCGTGTAGCTGTGTAAGAGGGTTTACACCTGCTGGGATGTCGAAACCTTGTTCCGCTGCGGGTACACTGTAAGCCATCGCCGCTGCGTAGGTTGCAGCACCAACTTCAGGAGCCATTGCCCAACCGTATAAAGGTATTGCAGCAACTGACGCCATTGCCGCGCTTGCTGCCACCGCAGCGTTACCCGCAACACCAGCGGTGGCTGCTGTTTTACTTAGTATCATTTCTGTCGCTTTTTGGATAACCCATTCCGCGGCAACTTTTGCCAATGTTTCAATTACCGCTTGCGCTACCATTTGGAACATTGATTTGATAGCGGTCGCCATTGTCATTGTTCCACTTAGCATTCCTGATATAATGTTAGCCAGACCGTTTTTAATGGTGTCAAACATTGACTTCCAGTTCTTGTTTTGCTCTAGTGTACTTTGCTTTGACAGCTGACGCATTTTGGCGTCATGCTGCTGTTGAAGCTGCAATAGTTGGGCATTGATTTGAGCAACAAGAACGGGGTTTTTGTCTGGGTCTTTTGCAGCCAGTGCCAGACTGTCTTGTAGGGCCTTTTCTTTAATTTGATAGATTTGGTTCTCAAATTGTTGCTCCTGCTGTATTTCCTGAAGTTTAGTCTGTAACCCTAATTCTGTCCGTAATCTACTAGCCTCTTGTTCCTGCGTAACAAGGTCCAATTTATGGGACTCAAGTGTTTTAGCGTATATATCGTCTATCTGTTTTCTCTGCTCAAAAGCTTGCCTATGTATTGCTACAATTTGTTTCTGTGCTTCTGCATACTGTACGCTATCCCTCCCGTATGCAGCACGCATCTTATCCGCGTATTTGTTAGCGATAACCAGCTTGGCGTCTGTATCGTTTTTAACCGCTTCCATACTGGCTTTAAGATTTGCCATTTCGGTACTGAAGTTCTGTTTGTCTATTGCAAGCTTGAGGTTTGCAATATTCATTCTTACTGCTTTTTCGCTCTCGGTTCCCTTAGTTACAAGGCTCAGCTTGGATTGCCAAAAGTCAACCTCCTGCTGCTTACTAAATTCTTTAAAACTGCCTTCCAAGCGTTCAGCTTCCTGATACGCTACCTTGCGTTCCGCAAGCTCTGTCTCAAACCCTTTAACCACACCTTTATCGGTTGCAACAGGTTTCTCAATAAGCGCGTTCCCGCTTTTCGGATTCAGCTTCGTATTTGTTTCAACTTTCGGTGCGGTTGGTGTAAAGCCCGCGCCACCGAAAGTGGACATTGACTCAATACTTTTACGATTGATTTCCTTGATATTTTCCGCACTTTGCTTGACGATAGCTTCAACGTCCGTAACCCCGCGTTTCCATGCTGCACTAACGCCGTCCCAATCCAAATGGAATGCAGCCTTAGCAATATCCGCAAAAGCAACAAGCTCTGCACCTGTTGCGGTCAGCGAGCCTTTAATAACCTCAAGAACATATTCTACCGCAGTTTTAAACGCAACGATAGCAATCCGTACCATCTCAAACGCAATTTTTACAATGTCCAGAAACCCAATTTGCTGACCCGCACCTGCACTGATACTCTGCGTTAGCATGTCCCAAGCGTATGCCACTGCATTAACAATGGTACTGACAAGGCCACCAAAAGCCTGGAACACTGAACTGACGGACGGTATAAGCGCAACAAGCCCATCCAATGCAACCTTAAGGCCGTCTAGAGCACCGTTGCGGCGTATTTCGTCAAGTGCGTTTTTAATTGCATCCGTAAAGTTTGACCACTTACCGTTCAGGGTGTCCATCTGTGCTGCCGCTGCACCGCCTGCAACTTCTTCCATACCCGCCATCAGGGCGGTAATTGCGTCGCGTCCGAGCATACCCTTTTCGGACATTTTCATCAGCTCTGCGGTATTTTTACCCGTGGCTTTAGCAAGGATATCCCAGACAGGAATGCCAACGTTAATCAACTGCATTATGTCTTGGCCTTGAAGCTTGGCACGTGTCCAGGCTTGCCCCAAACCTAGCGTGGCGCTGTTAAGTCCTTCAACACCTCGTCCGGTATAGGCAGCCATGTCCGAAATAGCTTTAAGACTTCCGTTAGTAGGGTCTATTCCGTAAGCTTTTAACATACGGAAGGAGTTGGCAACTTGGTCTACTTCATAAGGTGTATCAACTGCAAACTGCTTAACCCATGCAAAAGCCTTTTGACCTTCAGCAGCACTGCCCATGACCGAATTTAAGGATACCTGTAGCTGCTCAAAACTTGCCATCACTGTAACTGCTTGTTTAGCTAACGTTAACAGCCCTATAGCCGCAATGGCGCCACCAAAACCCTGCAATAACCCGCTTAGTGAGCCCAAGCTGGAGCCCATTTTTGAGTTACTGGTAATCATATGCTCCGAAGTTGCACGAATTGACTCCTGCATGGCAGTCATTGCTTGTTGACTGTGGTCACTCATTGCTTTAATAGCAGCGGACATTTCCTCCATACTGCCTTTGGTACTTTGCTGCATACGACTGAAAGCAAGCCTGACCGCTCTGTCCGTATTGTCAACAGCGGACACAGTTTCTGACATTCCAGTTTTTACACCAGTAGAGTCCGCTTTAATTAGTATTTCAAGGTTCTGATCCGTTGCCATGTATAGTCACCGCAGGAGGTGTGAATTTGTATTGAGGAACGTTTGCCATAAATTCGGTCATTGCAGCTTCTTGTTCCCCGCTCGCGTCTTGCAAGTTGTTACTAACAGTAGGCTCCTTATATCCAATATACGCTGCAATCATAACCTGTATAGGCGGATATTTGTTCCAATACTTGTTTAAGGACTTTAAGCGAGGTAGATCAACGTGATGCCCAACATAGTCAAAAGTCCACCCTGTACTGATGGCCACATGGGTTATCACGTCGTCCCAATCTATCAGCTCGCTACTGCTTCCCCCGCTACACCTTCCGCGTCGCTCGGTTTGTTTGCAAAACCGTTCACGCTCATAAACGCATTCATGATAGGCTGGAAGTTTGTCATGTCCAAACCGTTCTCAACAACAGCACGGTCCAACGTTGGATAATTGCGTAGTAAGCTCCAGTAGATTGCGTTAATGAGGGATTGCACATATTCGTCATCCCCCATAAAATCACCGCCGCTCATTAAGCGTTTAACGCTTGCCATCCGGATAAGAGGTAAAGGCGGCAGAACGTATTTTTCGTTCCCGAGTTGTATTTCTTCGCCGTTAACTTGTGTATTTTGTTGTGACATAATGATCTCCATTTTAAAAGGTAAAGGGGTGAACGCGAAGCCCACCCCAGTTTATTACAAGTCGCTCACTGCCCAGTAGAGCGCATTACCTGCTGCGTCCGCAAAACCAGAGAAGTCGAATTCTGGCACAACGAAGTCGTCCTGCTTGGTTGCAATGCTAAACTTAGAAGCGATACATTGCGGGATTGTAAGGATTAAAGACTTGCCTCCGTAAGGAAGATATAAATCACCCTTAAAGGTGGGCGCTTGCCCCATCAATACGTTCTTTACAGTACCCTTCTGGGCGGTTGTGCTGGTTGCTGTGTATTGATAACTGATGAACACAGTTTTACCAGTGTCCGCCGCTGCAAACAGATATGCGCCTGCTGTTACAGTATATTGACCAGTGGTTGGAGCAGAAGCTACACGGGTCATCGGTAATCCGTTGGAGTCACGCACGCCCAAGTCATAAGCGAATACACCTGAGTTTGGAGGGGCAACTGTTACGGTGTACGGGCTTGCTGGAATTAACGAACCCTGTACGTCATAATAGTCAGAAGTAATACCAGCGGTCATACCCTGTCCGAAAACTAAGCTGTTCATTGCAGAACCGTTAATCTGAGCGACTTTAGCCTTACCCGCCATCTTGCCTTTACCGCGACCTACTGCAACAGGGAATTGACCTTGGCCATAAAGCTCCTTGGTATCAAAGCTAATGTCAATGCTAATGTCCTGCATAACGCCCAGCTGAACGGGCGTAGGGTTTACAATTGCGTTACCTGTAGCGTCCTGAAGCGGAGTGCCCCAAAATACGCCTGAACCGAATAAAAATTGCATGGTGTAGCTCCTTTACGTGACGAGAAGTTTAATTGGAACGATGGCAACTGCTTCTTCACCAAGGTCGCCCTCAAATATTTGTGTTTGGCCCTCAATCCAACAGTGGTGAACGAGACCATTAAGGGTCATTGCATGGTCGCCGTCCTGTTTAGGTTCAAAAGTGCTTCCTATTAAATCCAGGATCGGGTTTAATATCGGGCCCACATCCTCACCCTCACTCTTTACATAAATCCATAAGCTCACCTCCAGCACTATGCGGGACGGTTGCCCTCGGACTGGGTTAGTGACTTCACCTGTATGCTGCATATAGATGGCGGGTTGGTCTTCCCCTGCGGTATCCTGCCAGGATTTTAATCTACGGGTACAGGTACGAATTCCTGGCAGCTCTTGCAATAAATCGAACAGAGCTTCATATACTGTTTCCCTACTTTGCACTAAATTCATCGCA